GGCAAGTCCGACACGGGGCACGTCCACTCGGGCGCGGACATCACCTCGGGCACGGTGCCGCTGGCGCGGCTCCCCAGCCTTCCGGCCAGTCAGACGAACAGCGGCACCTTTGACGCCGCCCGGATTCCGGCCCTCGACGCGAGCAAGGTCAGCACCGGCGCCTTCGACCCGGCGCGTATTCCGTCGCTGGACGCATCCAAGGTTGGCTCTGGCGTCTTCGACGTCGCGCGCATCCCAAACCTGTCGACGTCCAAGATCTCGGACCTGCTCGATCTCGTCTGGCCCGCGAACGAACTGCATCTCTTCGATCAGGCGGCGGTACCGGCCGGGGTGCGCTGCCTCGTCGCCAATGGCGCGGTTGTGTCGCGCACCACCTATGCCCGGCTGTTCGCCGCCATCGGCACCCGCTACGGCGCCGGCGACGGCGCGACCACCTTCCAGATCCCCGACTGGCGCGGCCTCTTTTTCCGCGCCCTCGACAACGGTCGCGGTCTCGACCCCGGCCGCGCGCTCGGCACCGGCACCTATCAGGCCAGCCAGAACCTGTCGCACCGTCACTCAGTGCCGACCCGAAGCTCCAACGGCACGGATGAGGGCTACGTCGAGGACACCGACTCCGGCGGCGTCATCCGGACGGTGTTCACGGCATATGAGGGTGGCAGCGAAGCGCGCCCGATCAACGAGGCCCTTCTGGCCTGTATCTCCTACTGAGGCGCGCCATGCTGATCTATCACTATGACCCCGCGACGGGCCTCTACAGAGGGGCAGGGATGGCCGAAGCCGACCCTATGGAGCTCGAGCTGGCGCGCCAGGCCGCCTCCGCGCCACTCGCAGCTGCCGCCCACGATACCTACGCGGCCGCTTACCAGCAGGCGCTGTCGGACTTTGCAGACGCCCCGCGCACAACGCTCGACCAACTGGCCCAGGCCGAACAGGATCTGGACGCCGCCATCGGTCAGGCCATGCAGATCCGCGACGCCGCTCTGGTCGACGCCTCCGCCGCCGCCGCCCGGGTGAGACCCGAGCACTGGCTGATCCCGGCCAACGCCACCACGGTAGCACCGCCTGCCTTCAGCTTCGACGAGGAGGCCGTCTTCGAGGATGGCGTCTGGAATGTCCGCCCGGCCGCTACCGGCGATGATGATCCCGACATCGAGCCCGACGAGGTCGTGCTGGCGCAGGCGGTCAGGTCCGACAGGGCCCGCCGCATCACCCGGGTCCGCTGGCTCATCGACCGGCACCGGGACGAGGTGGCGCTAGGCATCACGACCACACTGACGGCCGAGGACTATCAGACCGTGCTGCGCTACATCCAGGACCTGCGTGACGTGCCTGAGCAGAGCGGCTTTCCGCACACGATCAGCTGGCCCGAGATGGATGAAAGCCTGACCGCCATCGGCTGACCGCCTTTTGTGCCGTGCGGTGCTGACAACACCACGGCCCTGCGAACCGTCGCGGCCTGCGCCATCGTCCGCAGCCTATGACCCGGCCCGCCAGCACCCGTCAGGACTCCGATCCCGATCGCACGATCGGCGCGCTTTTGCGTGTCGGCACGGTCCAGTCCGTCGACCTCGAGGCCGGCAAGGTCATCGTCGCCATGGGCGACCAGACCACCCCGCCGATAGACTGGCTGATGCCGGTCGGCGACACCACGCTCTGGATCCCGCCGACCGTGGGTCAGCAGGTCCTGGTCCTCGCGCCCGAAGGCGACATCGAGCAGGCCATGGCGCTGAACGGCCTGCCGTCCTCGGCTTTCGCACCGCTGTTCCTCGGGCTGGTCAATGCCATCCGCTTCAAGGATGGAGCCCAGGTCGCCTATGACCCGGAGGCCGAGCGCCTCGAGGTCAACACTCCGGGCAGCGTGAGCATCACCGCGCCGGGCGGCGTCACCATCGTCGGCGATACCACCATCACCGGCAATGTCTCGATCGACGGCGACACCGCGATCACCGGCAACACCGTGGTCGACAAGAAGGTGACCGCCACCGAAGACGTCGTGGTCGCCGTTCCCGGCGCACCCAAGAGCCTCAAGGCGCACGTCCACACCGGCGGCACGATCTCCGGCAAGACGGGAGCGCCCGTATGACCGGGATGTCCCGCTTCACTGGTCAGGCCATCGACAGCCGCAGCACCGAGCACCTGGAGCAGTCGATCAGCGACATCCTGACCACGCCCGAGCGCAGCCGCGTCATGCTGCGGCCCTATGGCTCGCGGCTTCCCGATCTGGTCGACCAGCCAGACAACCCTCGCACCCGTCTGGCCATCTATGCCGCGACGGCCATGGCCCTGTTGCGCTGGGAGCCGCGCGTGCGCCTGACCCGCGTGACACTCGAGCGTCCACGGCCCGGCGCGCTTTACCTCCGGATCCTCGGCAAGCGCGTGGATCTGCCCCGGCCCCAGGGCTTCGACTTCGCCTATCCGCTGTCCCCCTCCCAATCCGCCGTCTGATCGCCCGCTTCTCAGCAAGGAAACCCCATGGCCCTGACCCCTCGCCCCCACGGTGTTACCCTCACCGCCGCCGCCCTCGGCGCGGTCGCCCTGATCGTCAATCCCCTGTCCGTCTGGGGCATTGTCGCCACCGCGCCTGATGCGGTCGGCCTTGACCTCAACACGCCCATCCTCGTCCAGGACCTGGAGGCGACGATTGCCGCGGCCGGCGCGGCGGGCACTGCTTCACGCGCCCTGCGTGCCATCGCCGACTTTGGCCGCTCGACCGGCGTCCTGATCCTAGTCGAGGAAGGGGAGGGCGTCGATCCCGAGGACATCGCCGCAGATCAGGCCGCCAATGTCATCGGTGGCCTTCAGGCCCTGCTCTTGGCCGAGCAGACCGTGGCCGTCCGCCCTCGCATCCTGGCCGCCCCGGGTTTGGATGATGCCGCCGTCACCGCCGCCATGGGCGTCGTCGCCACCCAGCTGAGGGCCATGGCCTATGCTCGCGCCGTCGGTGCCACCCCGGCCGAGATCCACACCTACCGCCAGACCTATTCGACCCGCGAACTGATGCTGATCGACGGCGACTTCGACGCCTTCGACGCCCTGGCCGAGGCCGAGGTGGTCAGCTTCGCCACCGCTCGCGCGGTTGGCGCGCGCGCCTGGCTGGACCGCGAGGTCGGCTATCACAAGACGATCTCCAATGTGGCCGTGCCGGGCGTACTCGGCCTGACCAATCCCCGCACCTGGGATCTGCAGTCGGCCGACACCGAGATCGGCCTGATCAACGGGGCCGACGTCACCGGCCTGATCCGCCGCAATGGCTTCCGCTTCTGGGGCAACCGCACCTGTTCGGATGATCCGCGCTACGCCTTCGAGAGCGCCGTCCGCACGGACCAGGTGCTGCGCGACACCATCGCCGAGGGCGTCTTCCCCTACATCGACCAGCCGCTCCGCCAATCCCTGGCGATCGACATCATCGAGAGCCTGAATGCGCTGGGCCGTCGCGAGGTCCTGGCCGGTCGCCTGATCGGGTTCGAGGCCTTCGTCGCCGAGAGCAACACGCCCGAGATGCTGGCCGCCGGCAAGCTGCGGATCGGCTACCGCTTCACGCCCTGCGCCCCGCTCGAGGAGCTCGGCATCGGGCCGGAGATCACGGACGAATTCTACGCCGACTTCGCCGAACTGGCCGGCGCCGCCTGATCCCCCTCGAAACCCTGAGCCCAAAACTGAGCACAGCCTAAACGCCCCTCGCGCCCCTTCATCCAGGAACACCCGCCATGCAACTGCCCCGTCAGCTCAAGGACATGAACGTCTTCAACGCCACCGGCTCCTTCGCCGGTCAGGCGGGGAAGTTCACCCGGCCGAAGCTGGTCATCAAGACCGAGGACTATCGCGGCGCCGGCATGCTGGGCACCGTTAAGCTGGACATGGGGCTGGAAGGCCTCGAGGTCGAGCACGAATACGGCGGCGACATGCCCGAGCTGAACCGCGAATTCGGTTCGACCGACATCGATGGCAGCCAGCTGCGCTTCGCCGGGGCCTATCAGAACGATGCGACCGGTCGCTATGACGATGTCCAGATCGTGGTGCGCGGCCGCCATATCGAGATCGATTCCGGCACGGACGAGGTCGGCGCCACATCGGGCACCAAGTACAAGACCGCCTGCACCTATTACAAACAGACCCGCAACGGCCGCGTCGAGTTCGAGATCGACATGATCGCCGGCACCTTCATCGTCGACGGCGTCGACCGCCGCGCCGAGCTGCGCCGCATCATCAACTGATGACGGCCGGGCGCTCCCTTCCCCCGATCGCGGTCGCGCTCCAGCGCCAGCGCCAGGATGACCTTGCCCGTCGTCAGGCCGCCGATCGTCACTTCGACCGCTTCCAGGCCGCGCTCACGCGGCGAACTCGCCGGGATCCTTCCAATGACCAAAGCCTCTGACATTCCGCCCGCCCCGCCGCTGGATGCCGAGAAGGCCGCCGACAAGCCCCGCTCGGGCGTGGACAAGAGCGGCCGCCCCTGGGCCCTGGTGACGCTCGACAATCCCGTTGAGCGCGGCGGCGAAAAGATCGTCGACGTGACCGTCCGCAAGCCGAAGGGGGGCGACCTTCGCGGCGCCAAGCTGACGGACCTCTACTCGGCCGACGTGGTGGCCATGTCGATCGTCCTGCCGCGCATCACCGAGCCGATGATCCACCGCCAGGAGTTCATGGACATGGACGGAGAGGACATCGCCCAGCTGGCGGGTGAGGTGATCAATTTTTTGCTGACGAAGTCGCAGCGTCGGGAAGCCTCCCTGGCCGAGTAGAGGACGCCTTCGCGGACATCATGTTCGTGACCCATGGCTGGACCCGGGCCGACCTGATGGCGCTGGATCTGGCCGAACTGGCCGAGGAACGCGACCGCGCGATCGCCCTGTGGAATCGGGTCAACGGCCCCAAGGAAGCCTGACCGGTGGACAAGAACCTTCGCCTCAACCTGATCTTCAAAGCCGCAGGAAACGCTAAGAGTTTTCTCAGCGGCGTGAAGGGCGAGAGCGACCGGACGTCCAGGGCTTTGGGTGCGGCCCGTGAGCGCGTCAGCGATCTGCAGAAGAGCGTCCGGAACATCGCCGCCTACAAGCGCCTGCAGGGTGAGCTCGGCCAGACGCGGTCGCGCCTGGCCGAGGCACAGAAGGAAGCCCAACGGCTGGGTCAGGCGCATGCTGCAGCTGACAGGCCGACCCGCCAGCTGACCCGCGCCATGGAGCTCGCCCGGGGCAAGGTCCGGGATCTGCAGGAGCAGGAGCAGCGCCGGCGGCGCGGCCTGCAGGATCTCCGGGGATCATTGGCAGAGGCCGGGATATCTACCAAGAACCTCAGCGGCCACGAAATGCGGCTCGCCCGCGAGCTGCGCGAGGCCAATGGTGAGCTGCGCGAACAGGCGCGACAGCTCGAGGTCGTGGCTGCCCGACAGCAGCGCCTGGACCGGGCCCGCACGCGCTACGACAACACCCAGCAGCTGGCCGGCACGATGCAGGGTGCCGGCATGTCGTCGATGGCCGCAGGCGGTGCGCTGGCAGCCCCCCTGTTCATGGGTGGCCAGGCGGCGATGTCATTCGAAGACGGCATGCTGGATGTGGCCAAGGTCGTCGACTTTGAGACGCCGCTTCAGTTCCGACAAATGTCGAATGATATCCTAGACCTGGCCACGCATATTCCGATTGCGTCAGAGGGGCTGACCCAGATTGTCGCGGCTGCAGGGCAGGCGGGCATCGCCCGGCGCGAGCTCCTCCCGTTCGCCGATGACGCGGCCAAGATGGGCATCGCCTTCGACACGACCGCTGACCAGGCCGGCACCATGATGGCCACATGGCGCACCGCCTTCCGCATGACCCAGCCCGAGGTCCGGGGGCTCGCCGACCAGATCAACTACCTGGGCAACACCGGGCCCGCCAATGCGATGCAGATCTCTGACATCGTCACCCGCATCGGCCCGCTGGGTGAAGTCGCCGGCATGGCGGCCGGCGAGATCGCGGCTCTCGGCTCTACGATTGCTGGCATGGGGGTCAGCGAAGAGATTGCCGCAACCGGGATCAAGAACACGGTGCTGGCCTTGACCAAGGGCGAAGCGGCGACCCGCATGCAACGGCAGGCTTGGAAGGCGCTGGGCCTCGACGCGGTGGCGGTCTCGAAACAGATGCAGGTCGATGCCGGCGGCACCATTTTGGATGTCCTGACGCGGGTCTCCAAGCTCGCGCCCGATCGCCAGAGCGCGATCCTGACCCAGCTCTTCGGATCGGAATCGGTGGGCGCCATCGCGCCCATGCTTACCAATCTGGAGCTCCTCGAGGAGAACCTCGGCAAGGTCGCCGACAGCAGCCTCTATGCGGGCTCGATGCAAAAGGAGTTCGAGTCCCGGGCCGCGGCCGCGTCAAACGCGGTCCAGCTGGGCAAGGAGGGTATCAAGGCGCTTGGTGTCGAGATCGGGAGCGCCTTCCTGCCCCAGATCAAGGCTGGGGCGCTGGCACTCCGTGACGGCGCGAACCGTGTGCGGGCGTTTGCCCAGCAGCATCCGGGAGCCGTAAAGGTCATTGGCACCTTGCTCGCGGTCCTGGCCGCCGGCCTGATCGTCTTCGGCGGCCTCGCCATGGCTGTCGCAGCCGTGCTCGGCCCGTTCGCGCTGCTGCAGCTGACCCTGACGCAAACGGCGGTCCTGTTCGGGCCGGTCCTCACCGGGCTGAAACTGATGACCATGGGGGTCTGGCGGTTCACCGCCGCCCTGCTGGCGAACCCCATGGTGCTGATCGCCACTCTCATCATCGCTGCGGTCGCGGCCGTGGCCTATGTGATCTATCGGAACTGGGGCAGGATCGGGCCGTGGCTCAAGGGTCTTTGGGACGGCATCACCCGTACGGTCAGTGGCGGGCTGGGCCTGATCAAGTCCTATATCCTGAACTTCACCCCGCTCGGCTTGGTCATTCGGAACTGGCAGCCGATCGTCGCCTTCGTTCGCGCCCTGTGGAACCTGACTGGCCAAGCCGTCGGCCTCGGCCTCGACTACGCCAAATACCTGCTCGTCCGGTTCTCGCCCATGCCGTGGGTCCGAAAGGCCTGGTCCGGCGTCACCGGCTTCCTCGGCGGCGTCTGGGGCGGAGCCAGGAAGGTTGTCGGCAAAGGCCTGGCGCTGATTGGCGACGGCCTGATGCGGTTCACGCCTCTCGGCTTCATCGTCCGCAATTGGGATCCGATCACCCGGTTCCTGCAGGCGGCTTGGGACCAGTACAGGAGCGCCGTCCAGACGGGCCTCGATGCTATCGGCGGATTGCTGATGCGGTTCGCGCCGCTGGCCTTCATCATCAACAACTGGGGCCCCATCTCCGGCTTCGTCATTGGCCTGTGGGGCAGGGTAAAGGGCGCTGTCAGCACGGGCCTGAGTGCCGTTGGTGCGCTGATCCGAGCCTTCAATCCGCTCGACGCTTTCAAGGCCACCTTCGCCAGCGTGTGGACCTGGCTGTCTGACCTCCCGGGAAAGCTGGCCAAGGCCGGCGCCGACGCAATGAGCGGCTTTGCACGAGGCATCCGGGGCAAGCGGGCGGAGGTTCAGGCCGCAACGGCGGAAGTGGCACGCGTGCCCGAGGCCACTACCCGGCGCGTGACGCAGACCCGCTCACCGTCGCGAGTCATGATGAACGTCGGCCGGGACGTCATGTCCGGCTTCACCCTCGGCCTCGGCCAGAACGGGCGCGGCCCGGCCTCGGTCATGGCCGGCGCCGCAGCCGCGCTGATCGCGGCGGGATCCGTGACCATGCCGGGCGTCCGGCCGGGGATCATCGATGGGTCCGAGCGGGACGGCGCCGCGGCATTCTCCCCCCGGGCCGCGGCCGACGGATCGGGCCTGGCGCGCCCGGTGTTCGATGCGGGGCCCCGGCTGGAAGCGCGTGCGGCCGCCACACAGGCCGCTTCTGGACCGGGATCCGCGGGGCTGACGATCGGCACGCTTCACATGACCATCATCCAGAAGCCGGGCGAGGACGCCGAGGCGCTGGCTCGCCGCGTGGCCGAGCTGCTCCGTAAGCCCGACCTATCGAGCCTCTCGGATGATTCCGACAGCTATGGAGAGGCCTGATGTCTGACACGGCCATGCTGATGTCGCTCGGGATGTTCGGATTCTCGATCGACAGCGCCCTGTTCGACCAGATGCGCCGGCGCAGATCCTGGCGTCATCCGACCAACGAGCGGGTCAATGCCCGCCCGGCCGGTCAGTTCGCGGGCCCGGGTGACGACATGATTGAACTGTCGGGCATCCTCGCCCCCGGCCAGATCGGCCGCAAGGATGCGCTCGAGGAGCTGGCGGCCATGGCCGACACGGGTCAGGCCTGGACCCTCGTGGACGGGGAGGGCTTCGTCTATGGCGCCTTCGTCATCGAGGGCCTCGATGAGGGCAAGCGGAACTTCATGGCGGGCGGCATCGCCCTGCAGACGGACTTCAGCCTGCAGCTGCGCCGCATGGACGACACCGAAGGCGAAGAAGCCCCGGCTGAGGCTACCTCGTGACCCAGGCGCCCGGGTATATCCACCGCCAGGCCGCCTACGACCTGGTGGTCGACGGCAACAGCATCAGCGGCGACGTCTATCCTCGCCTGATCAGTCTGGGCCTGTCAGAGCGAAGGGGCACAGATGCCGACGAGCTCGAGCTGGTCCTGGACGATTCAGACGGGCGGGTCGCCATCCCGTCACCCGGTGCGGAGATCTCGCTCAAGCTCGGCTGGCGAGACCTGGCCGATGGCGGCACCACCAGCCTGATCGACAAGGGCACCTTCAAGGTGGATGGCCGGCGCCACACGGGAACGCCCGACCGCCTGATCATCAAGGCCCGGTCAGCCGACCTTACGCGGGCCTTTCGAACCCGCCGCACCCAGACCTGGACCGATGCCACCCTCGGCCAGGTGCTGGCCGACGTTGCCGGCAGAAATGGCCTTCAGTCGCGCGTGGGGGCCGACAAGGCCGCGCTGACCATTTCTCATCTCGATCAGGACCGTGAGAGCGACAGCGCCTTCCTCGCGCGTCTGGGGCGCCTCCACGACGCCGTGGCCACCGTCAAGGCCGGCCATCTGCTGTTCGCGGCCGTCGGCTCCGGAGAGACCGCCGGTGGCACGCCCATTCCCCCCGCCACCCTGACCCGCCGCGACGGCGACCGTCACGATTGGGAAGCTCCGGAGCGGGAGAACTATTCGGGCGTCATCGCCGTCTGGCAGGACCGCGCGGCGGCGACCCGGCGCGAAGTCCTCGTCGGCTCGGCCAGCAACCCCAAACGGCTCGGCCGCGTCTACGGATCACAGGCCTCGGCCAAGCGCGCGGCGGAGACCAATTTCAAGCGACAGGGCCGCAAGGGTGCGACCTTCAACCTGTCGCTCGCCCGCGGCCGGCCCGATCTCTACCCCGAGCAGAAACTGACCCTGTCAGGATGGAAGCCCCAGATCGACGCGGCCGACTGGCTGATCGTCGAAGCGCGCCACACCCTGTCCGGCAACGGTGGCCTCACCACGTCGCTGCAGCTCGAGCTCGGCGGCTCGCCCTCGTCCTCGGGCTGAACAGCCCCGACTGCATAACTCACGGTTCTTTTACACTGATGTTTGGGAAGATTTCTGCTATGACATCCACAGGGGCAAAGTCGGGGTCATCCATGCAAGACACGGCCACTACGGCTGCCTCAAGTTCTGGTCGGTTCAGTTCTTCCCACCAGCCGGACGCCTTCAAGGAACCGGGCCGCCGCTTCGGCGGTCACATCCGCACCAAATGTCCTCACTGCCGGGCCCAGGCCAAGGTGCGAAGCAGCAAGGTCATCACGCCGCTCTACAAGGAGCTGCGATTCCAGTGCTCGGACATGGAGTGCGGCCACACCTTTGTCGCCAGCCTGACGATCGACCGCACGATCGTGGCGTCGGCCCGGCCTAATCCGACAATCCGTCTCCCGGTCGGCAACCCCCGGCCGACGACGCCGGCGAACGATCTCTGAGACCGCAGAGCTACCGATTCCGGAACATCCGGGCGACAAAAGTTGGAATGGGGATCAGGAGCGAGTTGGAATGGCCTCTCGCCCAAAAAGGCGGGCGCGCCACTTATTCCTGATTTTGCTGAGGAAAAAGTGGCGCGAGTGACGGGGCTCGAACCCGCGACCTCCGGCGTGACAGGCCGGCACTCTAACCAACTGAGCTACACCCGCGTTTCCCGTTCAGGCGTCGCCGCCCGAAGGAGGGCGTCGTTTAGGCGGGGCCTCGACCGACGTCAAGCGGGTCGAGGCCCCATTTTTTTCATCAACCCGCAGGAACGCTCTGGACCGGAGGTTCCGATGTCGCCGCTGCCTCTGCCGGAGCGGACGGACCGGTCAGGGCCTCGGGCTGTGCGGCCTCGATTGGCGGCGGCGGCTGGTACCGCACGCTTTCGCCGGGCCCCAAGGGAATCTGGAAGGCCGCCCACAGTCCCGTCAGAATCGCCCCTGTCACCGAGAAGGCGATCGAATAGGGCAACATGACAGCCATCAGGCTGCCGAGACCGAACTCCTTCACCCATCGCTGGGCGAAGGTCAGAATCAGCGGGAAGTAGACCATCAGCGGCGTGATGATGTTGGTGGTCGAATCGCCCATCCGGTAGGCGGCGGTGGTCATATAGGGGCTGACACCGACGAGCATCAGCATCGGCACCAGAATGGGCGCGAGGAAGGCCCACTTGGCCGAGGCCGAGCCGACGAAAATGTTGACGAGTGCGGCCACTACCACGATCGACACCAGCAGGATGAACAACTGCATTGCCCCGATCGGCTCGGTGGAGCCTGCCTCGATGCCCGACAGCAGCCGGATCTGCTCGGCGCCCGCCACGGCCATGATGGGGCCGAGGCCCGACCAGTTGAACAGGGCGACAAAGTGGGCGGCGACAAAGGCCAGCACGATATAGGGGCCCATGTCGGCCATGGCCTGTGAGGTCATGCGGACGATGTCACGATGGCTCCTGATGGTCTTGGCCGCGATCCCGTAGGCCGTACCCGTCAGCAGGAACATCAGGAAGAAGGCCGCGACCAGCGAATGGTAGAAGGGCTGAAGCCGCGCGGCCTGGGTTTCGCCTTCGGGATCGATGAGGGGCGCCGAGGGCGACAGGACCAGCCAGGCGAACAGGCCGATGACCAGCAGGGCCGCAAGGCCGGCCCAGACGAGGCCCGCACGCTCACGGCTCTCAAGCGGCTTTTCGGCGTCCTCGATGGGCGCACCGGCAATCGGGGTCCAGGTACCGAGGCGCGGCTCGACGATCTTGTCGGTCACCCACCAGCCGACCGGCACGAACAGCAGGGTCATGCCCGCGATGAACCACCAGTTGCCGGCGATGTTGATCGAGAAGGACGGATCGACCAGCTGCGCCGCCGGCTCGGTCAGGCCCAGCAGCAGCGCATCCAGCTGACCGGGGAAGATGTTGGCCGAGAAACCGCCGGACACCCCGGCAAAGCCCGCCGCGATCCCGGCGATCGGGTGACGCCCGGCAGCGGCATAAATGGCCGCCGCCAGCGGGATCAGGACCACATAGGCCGCATCGGCCGCGTGGTTGGCGACGATCGCCACGAAGATCACGATCGGCGTCAGCAATGCCCGGGGAGCTTTGGACACGCCGGCCTTCATCGCCGACGAGAACAGGCCGGTCCGCTCGGCCACGCCCGCGCCCAGCATGACCACGAGCACATACCCCAACGGGGCAAAGCCGGTCAGGGTCTTCGGCATGTCTTCGAACAGGCGACGAAGATTCTCTCCGGAGAACAGACTCTGTGCCGCGATCACATCGCCTGTGATCGGATTCAGCGCCTGCCAGCCCTGGGCCGAGGCGAAGACGCTGAAGCCCATCAGCCCCAGGATGAGCCAGACGAAAATGAAGACGGGGTCGGGCAGGCGATTGCCTGCCTTTTCCACCCCGTTCAGCAACCAGTTGCCGATACCCAT